CAAGACCTTTGAATTTCTTTACAACCCTTTCAACATCTGTACCCGAAGTCGCACCAAATTTACCTGAATTTATAGGCGTTATCTTACCCGTATTCGAACTTTTAACAGACATGGTTAAAAGTCTTGATGCTAAAGTAATCAAAGAACCCATTCCTCCTGTTACATCAAATCTGGTATCACCAATTCTTATTTTTCCAAAGTCACTACTCCTTGGATCTAGTTCTACACTGTCTTTCTTAATAGCCCTTGCAGTTGCCAAAATTACAGCAGTACCACTAATTATTTTTACTAAATTTATTGCAGCCTGTTTTCTAGCAAAAGTACTAAATTTAGGATCTTTAATATGAAGTGTAAGAGTATCTATGTCACTAGCCAACTTACGGCCTGAAAAGAATATATTGTTTATAACTTTTCCAGCCGGTTCTAATGCTCCCAAATCTCCTCTACCTGTTAAAGAATTAACCAATCTACCTATACTTTTTAGCTGATTTTTATCAGCCAAATCAATTCCATTTTCTTTTGCAATTTCAATATATTTATCAAAAATATCAGCCCTTTGACGATATACAAATCCAGTAAACGCACTCTCACTGGCTTTATAAAATCGCCCTAATACTGGTATTTTTTCAGGCAATGAACTTGGAAAAGGTTCTTCTATTGTCCCAATAGCAAGTCCAGCCTTTTTATAGTTACCATTTAATGCATTATCCCTGGATAATATATCTGCATTTAACTCATCCATAGCTGACTTACCGCCAACTTCTTTCCAAGCATCTAAAAAGGTTTTCTTTGCATTGTTTAACCATTCACTAGGATGTGTAAATAAACTTTTCCAACCTTGTCTAAAAATAGCCGAATTATCAAAAGAAGCCTTTAGAGATTTTGCAACACCAGAAGCATCTGAAATAACTTTAATAGGATCTTTTATAGTTTGTAAAATTGTCTTTTTTGCAGCTTGGAATTTAAGATCGTTAAGATAGTTATTAGTAGCAACCAATGATCTTCCATATTCCATTCTATCTCCGCCGTTTGCTATAGCATCTTTTTTAGTTGCCACATCCTTAGCCATATCGAATATCTTAGACGCTTCCTCTTTCGATACACCTACCCCTAACTTTTTTGCTGCTAAGTCTTCTAAAAACGCATCTTGAGAAGCTGGATCTAAGACTTTTTCCAATTTATTGATTCTATCTATTAAGTCGGCGCGAACTGTAGACTTAATTCCTGTAACAGTTTTGGCCCATGTGACCATACCCTGTTTTTGGTTTTTAAGAAGTAACTTACTTTCCAACAATGCATTTACTTGAAACGAATTATCTTCTCCCAAGAACTTTGAAAAATAGGCATGGCGTTCTCCACTCGTCATATTTGCAAGTTTTTCAGGATCTAATTCTCCACTAGCGATTTTACGCTTTAGTTCTAATGATTTGTCTTTACTTAAACAGAATCCCATATTTTATGATCCACACTCAATTTCTCGAACAAATTCTTTCCACACATCTTTTTTAGGTATTCTTTTCTTAATATTCTCCTTAATTGATTTTACATCTTCATCTTTAGCTTCCTTAACTGTTCTTCCCATTTTCTCACTAAATGAAGTATCACGAGCTTTATTTAAATCGCTCACCATAGACACCCCTGAATAAGGATCTCTTTCAGCAGCCATTCTTAATTCTTGGGCTGCTATAGAAGTCCCTGTTATCAGATGAGAGTTTGCCAATTCGTAAGCAAGTTCAGGATCTGGATTTCTTAATAGATGATCTTCCACAGCTTTTATAAAATAACTTCCTGTTAATTTCTCCGGTAATGGAGTGACCCCATTTAACATGTTTTTTATATTTTTTATACCTTTAACTATTTCCCCTGCTGCTAAACTAGACTGTTCAGCGACTGTAGTTGGATCATAACCAGCTAAATCTTTGAACCCTTTAGTTAAACCTTGTTCTATAGATTTGGCTTCTATATCTTGAGCAATTTTACTAACTTTTAGTCCTGCTGATTGATCTATTCCACTCTCCCCTACTCCTTGTTGTGTCACATTTTGTGCCTCTGACACTACTCCCCTACCAATATTTTCAGGGTTTGTGGTAACTTGCGGAGATTGTCCTGTTGTATTTTCATCAGATGTAACTTTAATTTTATCTCTTAATACTTCTAACTTTTTTAGTTTTTCAGATGTTGGTTTAATATTAAAATCATTGACCGCTTCTTTATAAGTATTTATATCTTTCATCTTTTTAACCATTTTAGGATCAGTTTTATCAGATATTGTAAAGCCTTCTCCTTGCGTAGCTGGTTCTTTTGGTGACTCTAACAAACCTTTTACATTTGCATCCTCCAAAAGTTTATTACTTGATAGTTCTCGTGCTTTTTCAACTATAACTTTCGCATCTTGAGGACTAAATTTAGTTTCTAATTCTGCTGTTTTTTTAGGCAGTAATTCTTCTCCCAATTTACCTACATATAACTGTGCCGCTAAAGAAAATATTTCCCCAATACCCGGTTTAATAATATTTTTGGTTTCATCTGAAAGAGGTAATTTATCTATAATATTGTTTGATAAACTTGAAGCACCTTCTCCTGCAACACTAAAAGGAAGTGTAAGAACTTTAGATAATGGTCCTAATACTGGTAAATCACCTGCTCCTGAAAATACAGCACTTATTGGTGAAAAAACTAAGTTTGCAGTTTTACTTATCAAATTTGTTCTACTTGCTATTATTTTAGGTAAATTTTGTTTTGGTTCTACATAGTCTTTAAATGCTTGAACTTCATCACTTCCAGCTTTAGATAATGTATCTAAAAAATCTTGTCCTGCTTTCTTTAGCGATTCCATATCAAATTTTCCTTGAGGTGTATGTAAAGACTCATATGTTTTTGGAAATAAATCTCCTAATAGTCCTTTACTTCCCGGAATAGTTTGAGATAAATTTCTATTTTGTTTTGGATTTTGTTCAACTGGTGGTGCGGTTACAGGTTCTGTACTAAATGGTGATGGTTGTTGTGATGTATTTGTAGACTTAGTAAATAAACCTGCAAAACGACCTCCGTCTTTTGTAGTAGTTGTTGTCGATTTTGGTAATCCACTAGGAGTTACACCCGAACTAGGTGTTGGAGTAGAACTTGTAAATAAACCAGAAAAACTTGTCATTCATTATTTTACTACTGAGCCATCTTTTCTAACTGTTCCTATTTTCTCTCCATTAACATTCCAAACTGGATTTGGATTCTTGAATCCATATGCTTGATCGAAATCTCCTCTGTTTGTGTCTGCATATCTACCAAAGTAGGCTATAAAGTCTGCAGGTTTACCACCTTCATTTACCCATGCATTCATAGCTTTTTGCCAATCAGCAGGACTTATATTTCCGTAACTATTTGCAACACTCGATAATTCTTGATTCATAGATGCTGCTGCTGCTTGTGTGTCAAATCCACCATTTCCTTTACCAGAAACTCCAATAGGAACTTTTTTAACGACATTACCTGAAGCATCTATTGTTACTGCTGTTGCAATTCCCCCAATATCTTGTGTTGTTGTAGTTGTTTTAGATGCTGATTGTTGAGCTTGATATCTAGTTTGAGCAATATTAGTTAGTCTTGCGAGTTCTGCTTGATATGGAGCTATTTCAGTTTGAGCTATTGTTCTTAAATTTTGTATCTTTCTATCTGCAACAGAAGCTGAAGTAAATGGATTATCATTTATATCCAGCTCTGCTTTTGTAAGTGCCGCCTGACGATCTGTAATGGCTTTTTGAGCTGCTAGAATCTCCGGACTATTAAACACATCACCACCTGTTGTAGATGGAGTTCCAGCAGTTCCTGTACCACCTCCTGATGCTCCTGTAGCACCCGGTATACCTGTAGGACTCATCCCATTCTGCTTTGCTATATATGCTTCATTAGTACCCGGAGCAAGACCTTGAGCTACATTAGTTGCAGCTACAACTGTAGGATTAACTGCTTTTCCTGCATTTGCACCTATGGCCTCTACACCTGCAGGTTGTGTAAATCCTGTGCCATTATATTGGAAACCTCCATACCAACCTCCAGTTTGGTAGCCACCAGTGGGAGCGGCAGGAACACCATTTGGTTGCATTAAAAAGCACCTCCTATCATTTTCCATCGCGATAACCATTCGAAATCTTCGTCATCTACGATTGCTCTTTTATTTTGTGTTAATTGTATATATTTCATAGTTAGAATATTACAGTTGGATTATTAAAATTACCTATGGTTGATTGTCCAGATTGCTGACCAAACATATCAAACACTTGGAAGAACGGATGATTTAATCTTTGGCTCTTTTGAGCTTCATCCATAATCTTTTTCCATATAAGTTCAAGTAACTGTACTGCTTCAGTCTTTTGAGTCTGTGCAAACCCTGGATCTAATCTTTCCATAGCCACACTCAATGCCTTTTTAAGTATTGCTTCATTTCCACTATCATTCCAAAGAGAAAAAATAGTTGTAGAAGTTGGTGTAGATATTTGTAGTGGTTGTATATTTCCCCATATAATGCCATTACTTGCACCAGGAGTTGTAGACTTGGGCCACACAAAGAATTGCCTTCCGTATTCTGCAAAGTAGTGTTTTGATGAATCAGGTGGAACCGCACCTGTAATTACATTATCTGCATAGTCCATAAGATCTTGATATGCTTTCTTCTCATACTTTAAGTTATCTATGTAAAGCCTAGAAGCACTTCCTGTAAGAAAATCAGAAGGGTAGTCGTAGTAATCATAATTCAAACTCTGTGTATTCGGAGTTGTGGAAAATATTCTTGCACGATATAACGGAGGCCAAAAATGTAATGTTCCAGCCCATTGATTTGCATCCTGAACTAATTGTGTAATTCTTGCTGCCGGAAATAATGTGGAATTATTAGCAATCTGAATACGATTAGCTAACTCATTTTCTATATCTTGTCGATTAACTATTGTAGTATCCCCCTTTCAAAATATCTCTTATTCATACTTAAATTATATACTTTCTAAAAAAGGAGAGAATTGGCCATTTAATTTTTTTCATTTATTTACTTTCGCCATATTCAAAAATTCCTCATTCTTTTGAAACTCCTCAAATGTCTTACTTTCAAACCTTTTAGCCTCGTGTCCCTTTCTGTGACCCCATACTTGAACCAATCCTTTTACTGCAGTAGGCATGATTATGTACGGAGCTACTGTTGTTTCTATAAACATTTCATCAGGATATGCAACATATTCATATTTCCACTCCCAGAATTTCCATGTATTAAATGTAAGTAATTTCTTTTTTCCACCACAGAAGTCCATAAACCATACTTCCGGAGATTCCATACAATATAAGGCGTTATACCCTTTAGAAGTAGGAACTATAGCTGTTTTTGCACTATTTCCATTTATACTAAATGTATTTCCAGATCCCGGAGCAATTTTAAAAGATTGTCCACTTCCCCAAGTAAGTTTTGCGTTACCACCACCTTCTTGAGAAGAACTTAAACCCAAATTAGTAATAGAAAAATTTAGACTTCCACTACTATCACCAAAAGTCATAGTATTAGAATTTAATGTTAATCTTCCATTTACTCTTGCATCTCCATCTACATTTAGGTTTCCAGAATTTGATCTTCCACTTGTTAAATGAATACCATTAGGCATATTAGCCTGACCTGAGTTAGACAATGTTAATAATGTAGAACCATTACCATAGATAATTACTTGTCCACCTTGTCCATGAATACCTATATTCCCACTACTATCACCCCATATTCTTGCGTTTGAAGCCCATATAAGTTTACCTGAAGATCCTGTTCCTAAACTTTCATTAGGAAGTTGAATAGTAACTCCATTTATAACTCCTGCTGTAATAGTACCAAGATTAGCACTTATTGCAGACAATGAACCAACATTCATTTCTGTAGCTGTAATAGAATGGGCTTGTATCTGAGAAGCTGTAATAGAACCTGTTGTTATTTTTCCACCACTAATTGTCGTAGATCCGCTATTTACATCACTTGCTGCACTACCAACGGTTAAGTATCCGGTTACTATACTTCCTGCACCAACTGTTCCTACAAAAGTAGCATCTCCACTACTTGTAATAGTTACGGTTGCAACACCAGCTTTTGTAGTAACAAATCCTGTTGGAGATATTTTAATTCCATTAGTAGAAGTTCCTATCTGTAATGCACCAACTTGACCGAATATATAACTACCTTTTATTTCTCTTGCTTGAGTGTCAATAGATTCGGAAATTACTTGTGAAGCAACTATTCCTCTCGGAATAACTACATCAGGAATAGGATTTTGTACAAATTCGTCTGCACCTATCGTATCATTACCTGAAGCATTAGATAGACCTCCGCTGATAAGTGGAACTGGCTGGTCTTTAATCTCATTAGGTTTAAGTGAATCTGTCATAGACTTATATATGCATTTATTTCGTGTAGATCTGCTGTTGTATTACCACTTGGAGTAAGAATAACCATAACTTCTAATGTTCTTCCTTTTTGTCCTACCGCCCATACAGAATTTTGTCCACCAGTTGTACTCCAAGAAGTAGAAGTACTATCAACTAAATTAGATTGATACCAACCATCATTATTAGTTCCTCCGGTATCTACCTTATCCAATTTCCACCATACTTGAACTGAACAACCAGCAGGAAGCGGTCTACATTGAAGATCTATTTTAACCCAGTTAACTAAACGGCCAAGAGGATTAGGATATCTGCGTGAACCAATAGGTGCATCAAGATCTAGCGACTGGAATACTGCCGTAGCCTTATGTGCGGTATCTACAATTTTAACTCCATATAATCCATTTAATTTATAAACACAAATAATGTCTGTTCCAATAACTTTTACCGAATAAATTTCATCACAATCAAGTTGATATTCAAGGTCCAGCACTAACGGAGCATTCTTGTTAATCCTTCCTACTGCATAAATTCCATTAGCGTAATGTCCATTTGTATAATAAGTATTTCCATAAATTCCAAATAATGCCATACCATGATATGAAGCCACACCGTCTACATCTGATTGACCACCACCTTTTATCTGTCTAAAAGGTACAGGAGTTTTAAAATCTGTTATATAGAATTGACCATTTGTACCCATTTGGGCAATAGATATTTCCGTATCTATCATTGAATTAAGACCTCCAAATTTAACTATTCCTTTGTCGTTCCAATGAGTACCTATACCATCCCAACTAAAAAAGTCTGTTTCATCTTTATTATCAACTCTAGTACAACCTATTATTCCGTATTTTCCTCTCTCAAGTACACACTTTGCAGAATTACCGGGAATAAGAGCTAAAGTATTCGTACTGTACGAAAGATCATAACCAACCATAGCCATCAGATTTCCATTACAAATTTCAAGTACACCATTTGTATTTGCCATAGTGTGCCAAGTAGCTGAAGTTAAATCTGTTTTTGGCCATGAACCTGAAGCAGCAGTATTTACATCTGTCCAAGGTTCTGCTGGTGTATATCCGGGTCCAATAAGTCTTTTAATATTAAGTCTTGTTGGTGTTGCCCACATTATATAGGTATAACCATTACTGTCATACCATTCCGCAGCTCCAATTATGTTTCCTGATTCATTAGTATCTGTATAAACTAAATTATATACACCTACTGAAGTTCTTCTCCATATTTTACCGTTATTTAAGAAAAAATAAGTATTTCCATTTGAAGAAGGAACTACAAAATAACACGGTGCATCAAAAGTACCTGTAACCAGATCATCTTTTAATGCTTGTCCAGCAGTAACTGAATCTTCCTGATCTCGAATAGACATTCCATAGCCAAACTTATATGAACCCCTTATTCCTTTATCGTTATAGTCACTTTGACCACCAATCCAACTTTTTAATTGAAAAGGAACCAGTGATGCCGCCATAAGATTTTGATTAGTTGGCATAAGTTTTCTCCTGTTCTAATTTAACTTTATTTCCATAAGTATTTGTTAATTTGTGACAACTCTCGCAAAGTGTTCTCCCATTATCTATGGAGTATCTTAATTCAAAATATTTTGAATAAGGTTTAATGTGGTCTGCATTTAATTTATCACTTGAATTACACCATATACATTTCCAACCATCTCTAGTAAAAACTGCTTCTCGCCACATTCTATAATTCTTTCTACCCATGTCTATCTTCCTATCTTTTGCATAAGTTCCACCTTTCCATTGATATGCATTTACACCCGAAATTTGAGGAACTCTTTTTCCTTTGTTCCAAGGAATTAAACCTTTTTTGAAGTGAGTACGACCAGTATTAAGTTGAATATGCCCCTTAATAAAAGGACTTTTAGATTGAAATTCCTCGAAATGGGCCGGCATTTTCCCTTTCATTGTTTGACTAATTTTTTGTCTAGTTTCTAGTGTTTGTGTATGTCCCATATTTCAATTATAAACTAACACGCTTTTGTATATAAATTTGTGAACGATGTACCTCTTGGTGTGTACTCGTCTGTATAAGTTGTATTTGTTGTTAAGTATTTATTCTCAAAAGAAGTGGATCTAGTTGTGTATTCATCATTGTAACCAGTAGAAAAACATATTTCTACAAAATCTACAGATAAAGTTTCAAGAACTGGTGATGGAGAGGCAGACGGTGACACTGAAGCAGATGGACTGATAGAGGCTGATGGTGAAGATGATTTACTTGCAGACGGTGATAAAGATGCACTAGGTGAAAGTGAAGAACTTACACTTGTACTAGGTGAGATAGAGGCACTGGGACTTACAGAGGCGGATGGTGAAATAGAACCTGACGGGCTTATAGAAGGGGATACAGATGGACTGACAGACGAACTAGGGGATATTGACGGTGAAATAGATGCAGATGGACTTACAGATGCTGATGGGGAAATAGATGCACTTACTGATGATGATACAGATCTTGATGGTGAGATAGAAGCACTGGGTGATAATGATGCAGAAACAGAAGTACTAGGTGAGATAGAGGCACTGGGGGATGCGGATGCACTAGGACTTTGAGATGCAGAAGGAGAAATGGAAGGTGAATCAGATGCACTAGGACTTTGAGATGCAGAAGGAGAAATGGAAGGTGAATCAGATGCAGATGCAGAAGACGAAGGACTTAAAGATGGTGAAGGACTTAAAGATGATGAAGGACTGATAGATGGTGATACTGATGATGAACCCGGAATAACATAATATTCTTTGAATCCACAGAAATAGTTCGTTGTGTTTGACCAACTTGTTCCATAACTAGCTAAGTTACCCGATGCATAAGTAGGGGAATCTATAACCAAACTCCATAGGTCTAAAATTGTTCCACTAAATGTATAAGTTGCTATTAAAACTATGTGGTACTGTGTACCTGCTACCAAATCTGGTTGTGTAGTACTCCAATTAAATATAACTTCATCCGGACTAGAAAAACTTGTAGAAGTAATTGTTGAACAAGCAACTGGATCTGAATCATTTCCAACTTGAGTACCCGGAACACCTGCACTATCATTAAATATTTGAGCATATAAATTTCCACTTGGACTTCCAGATCTATATAAAGCTAAATTTACTTGTCCTATACCTGCAGTTACTGTGGGTTTAAAACCCATAGATAACTTGACCTGTGTATCTGAGGCAGGTCTTAATGCCTGTGCTGATGCAAATGTGGGCCAAAATGATTGATCTAAGGCGTTCATGTCTGGTTATTATATTGATAAACTCTGATTGTTATTTCATTTAAGTTATAAGTATCCGGAAAATTACGATCTGTTACTGCTGTATCATAATATTGACTTTGAAATGAAGTAACTCTACCTACAAGTTCAAAATCTGTATTCGCTACACTTGTATTATTTGAATCTAATGTTTCCCATAAACCAGTAGTTAAGTTATAAATCTGTAAATAAACAGGTGATGATGTCGGTGCTAATGTACTTTGTAAATCAACTCGTATTGTCATTGAATCTTTATTATTTGTATGTCTAATTTTATATTGATGGAATAAATAAATAATTGAAGTCCCCGACATTCCAACCAAAATTCCATCATCTGAAGTTACATTTATTACTTCTTGAGCTGTATAAGTAATTCCCAAGTCTGCTTTTGTAGAAGGAATAGTTACCGATGCCTGTCTTGTAAATAATGCCGGAGGAATACTAGGACTAACTGAGGCAGAAGGACTCAAAGACGGACTAACTGACGATGATGGACTAATACTACTACTAGACGAAAGTGAAGGACTTGTAGATGCACTTGGAGATATTGAAGCAGATACTGATGTACTTGGAGATATTGAAGGTGAAACAGAAGTACTAGGTGAGATAGAGGCAGATACAGATGGAGATTCACTTATTGAAGATGAGGGTGAAATAGATGGACTTATAGATGATGAAGGAGATTGAGATGCACTAGGACTTATAGAAGGTGAAACAGACGAACTAGGCGAAATAGAGGCTGATGGACTTATAGACGGTGATACTGATGTACTGGGCGAGATAGAAGAACTAGGGGAAATAGATGCAGAAGGTGAAATAGATGGTGAAACAGAATTAGACGGTGATACAGACCTTGACGGTGAACTGGACGGACTGATAGAAGCAGATGGGGATAAAGATGCACTGGGACTGATAGAAGGAGATGGGGATAAAGATGTACTGGGACTGATAGAAGGGGAAACAGATCTTGAAACAGAACTAGATGGACTTATAGATGCAGAGGGACTAATAGATGCAGAAGGACTAATAGACGGGGAAACTGAAGATGAAACAGATGTACTGGGGGAAATAGAAGCGGATGGAGATATAGACGCTGACGGACTTAATGAGGCTGATGGACTGATAGAAGGGGAAACAGATCTTGAAACGGACGAGCTAGGAGAGATAGAGGCACTAGGACTAATAGAAGCAGAGGGAGATATAGATGCACTAGGTGAAAGTGAAGGAGAAACGGACGAACTTGGACTTACAGACCTTGACGGTGAACTGGACGGACTGATAGATGCACTGGGACTAATAGATGCACTTGGAGATATTGACGGACTTACCGATCTACTTACAGATGAAGAAGATGAAATAGATGCAGATGGACTGATAGAAGCACTGGGTGAGATAGATGGTGATACTGATCTTGAAACAGAACTAGATGGACTAATAGAAGCGGAAGGAGAAATAGAAGCTGATGGAGATAAAGAGGCAGATGGTGAGATAGATGGTGATACTGATCTTGAAACGGATGAACTGGGTGAGATAGAAGCACTAGGAGATTGAGAGGCACTGGGTGAGATAGATGGTGATACTGATCTTGAAACAGAACTAGATGGAGATTGAGAGGCACTGGGTGAGATAGAGGCAGAAGGAGATGGAGATATAGAGGCTGATGGGCTTATAGAAGCAGAGGGTGATTTTGACGCAGACTCTAAACTTATTTGAAAAGTTCCACTACTATTAAATGTAACAACAGTATTTGCTCCATCTGTACTTTTTGTACCTCCATATGTAACCCAATGAAGTGTTGCAAAATCAGCAGTTACAAAACTCATAATAACAACACCCTTACCACCAATTCCTGCAGTACCTCCGTCAGAACCTCCTCCTCCTCCTCCTAAATTGTCTGTTCCAGAGCCAGCAGTACCTGCACCAGTGTCTCCATTACCTCCACCACCAGTACCTCCTGTTCCAGCAGTACCACCATTGTATGTTCCACCTCCACCTCCACCTGCGTAAGTTACTGAAGTACCAGTTATAGAATTTGCAGTACCACCACCACCATTACCCCCAACAGTTGTTGTTCCATTTCCGCCAGTTCCAGTAGCCCCTCCTCCTCCACCTGCTCCGTAGTTTGGAATACCATTTCCACCCGACCCTCCATTACCACCCTGACTTCCAGTTCCTGCAGCTGCACCAACATCGCCACCACCACCTCCACCACATCCACCGTTACCACCCACTAATGTATCACCAGCTCCTTTTCCACCACCCGTTGCTGTTATTGTACTGAAAATTGAATCAGCTCCGTTTGTGTTTACAGCTCCGCCACCACCGACTGTAACAGTGTATGCTTGGGCGGTAACTGTAAAGGCAGCATTATATTGATAGCCACCGGCTCCTCCTCCTCCACTTCTACCACCAGCTCCTCCACCGATAACTAATGCTTTTAATGTTGCCATATCTCAATTATAGCCTTTTGACTATTGAAGTAATTTGATGAACTTACGGGTATCGCCATAACCGGGGATTTCAAAACCTTCCTTCCAATTCTGACAATTACGCTGACTTCTAAAATCTTCCGGCCTCCATTTTCTACGAGTTACATTTGTACCATGAGCTAAGTCAATATTAGGTACTTCTGATATGAATATATCGCTTTTAAGATTATCTACTCTTTGAGGTCTATTATGACTTCCGGGTTCATATCCCATACCATTACTAAAACCTATTTCTTCAACAATTTTGATTCTTTTACGATAATGTTCAATCAATATATCCCTATAAGCACAAATCTGACTTACTCTTTTACAGTCGAAATAAACTGCAAATCCATCATCTACACGAAGTTGCCAATTATTCTGATTGTAATAGACAATATCTTTTCTTGGAGGTGTAAAGTCAAAATGAGATGGATCATATATAACATCTGCTTCACAAAGATAAACTATATCATGTGGACAATTCTCAAGTGCCGCTAAAATTTGCTTAAACATTGTGAGTATTCCTCTTTCAAGTGAAGGAAAATAAATGTTTTTAACTCCAAGATCTATCTTTTTAAGACAGGCAGTAGTAATTGGAATCTTTTTATCTCTACTTATTTTTGCAAGTCTGGATTTAACTTCTTCACCTAACTTAGTTCCATCACAGGTATTATCAGAATAGAAACAAATACCTTTACTTATTCCCCATTCCGGAGGATTAAACTTATCCAATAACCATTGAAACTTATGAGTAGCTTTTGGCCAACCATCCATCTGAAATAATTTTCTTGATAATTCACGATTCTCTAATATTTTTGCATAAGGATTAGCATATGGAAAACTAAAATCCCCACCTTGAGTTCTAAACATATGAGCATACCAAGTTCTACGATTAACTAAGACTCGACCACCAGATAACCAAGTCTTACAGGCCACTTCAACACCCTGTTGACCCCAAGAGTTGAATTCTTCACCACATAGACCTAGTTCAAAATACTTTTCTTTAGTACACATGAAGCATGAACCCTGAAGACTTAATGTTTCATTTAATTCGTTGTCATAAATTGGAGTTAGTGTTACACTTCCATTATGGAGACTACTCGTTTTCTCATTATAGATAAATTCTCCACCAAGTACGCTGTTAAGTTTTTTAACAATATATGCATTAACAAGACGACTTCCTGTTGGAACTGGGTTGGCAGGTTGTCCGTAGATGGATATGGAAGGTTCACTTATTTGGGCAAGGACGAACTCGCACACCGTATTGTCTATGCTTGGTTGATTGGAAATGTCCCTAGAGGTAGAGGTAGAAATATCCTTGTTGTTGACCATCTCTGTAATAACAGAAGATGTTGCAATCCGTTTCACTTGAAACTTGTTACTGATTCCGAAAATCTCTTGCGTTCTACTGCTCCAGCTACTATCAATAGAAGAAAGACTCACTGTATACATGGCCATATTCTTCCTGAACCAAAGATCATCTCGACTACAGGCAAGAAGATGAGAATTTGCAAAGTCTGTAAGAAAATCTACGATTCTCGAAGATATGATATGGGTATCAAAAGACAATTTAAATCCAACTAAAACCCCTTTTTTATAATCTTCTTCTTGAGTAAGTTGACCATGATACTGGAAATGCATAGTCTTATCAAATCTAAAAGCATTAGATTGAGGATTAGTTTTGGCTATCCATACAATATCCTTTACTATATCTTTTCCACATTCTTTACATGGACCTGATGGACCTTGATACCTTCTATGCCCATCTGGACATACCCAATCAAAAGCATGAAGATTACGCATGGTCGGAACCATTGTCACATCATCTCCAACTTCCTTAAATGCTTCAATCATCTTTACATCAAAGCCTTTGTCGAATGCACAATGAGCATCAACTTTCATTACATATTTGCCTTTTGCGAGTTTGGCTGCCTGATTAGAAGCTATACGCTGACCAACTGATTCCGGGTTATATATAATTGTTACTCTTGGATCTATTCCTGTTAACGGAGGTTCTGGAACATAACCATCAAGTACTGCAATAATTTCCGTATTACCCTCGATATTCTGAAGTAAATCCAATATAGTTCGGTTAAGAAACTCTTCATTTTTAGCAGGGATTAAAACGCTTAAATCCATTTTTTCGGAAGTAACTTTTGATTACCTTTATATCCCTTTCTCCAATGATTAGCATTCTTTATTATCTGAAGTTCAAGTGTAGGTAACATTTTATGTAGTTTTCTCATTTTATATGCAAGTCCAACCATATCTTTAGGTAAACACTTACCAGCCCATCCACGATTATTAGGATATACATTTGAATGGGTTCTGCTAAATCTTGGATCTAATACTAATCCTTCTCTTACTCTTGGAAAGTTTGCACCTATTGTTTCACATATCTCAAATACATCATTCCAATAATCCACTCTTTGCATAATCCAATAATTCTCACAGTATTTAATTATTTCGGCCTCTTTAGCGGTACATTGTAATATAGGAGCATCTGCGTGAAGTACTGTAAGCCAAAATGACGCTATCATGGCTGTAGTACGGTCATCACCACCTATGATCTGAAAAGCATCTCTACGAGGTTCTAGTAATGGGTGGCCTAGTGTTTCACCTATATATTCCGGACTCATGGCAATTCTAACTCCATATGCTTTAGCAAGTAAATCTGTTGTACCAATTTCTACAGTTGACTTTATTAAGAAGTACTCAACTTTACCTTTGAATTTCTTTACAACCCTTTCAACTATTGAAGTATCACATTGACCAGTTTCTTTATCCATAGGTGTAGGAACTGAAATAATAGCCAAATCATAGTGTGATAATTTATGTCTATTCCATCCTGTTGCTGTGTATATATCCGCATTTTTGAAGTACTTTCCACAATATTGTCCGACCCATCCGTATCCAATAAGTAAGACTTTTGGTTCTTTATTTAATACATCTGCATCTGCTTCTGGTTTTCCTAGTACTTTTGTCATTTTATTTGTTCTACTACACACCTTAAACCTTCTTCTAGCGAAACTTGAGGTTTCCAACCTAATAGTTTTTCACCCTTACTTATATCTGCAAGTGTAATTCCCGGTTCTATTACAGGTGGAATATGATTAGCCTTAACATTTTCTTTACCCATAAGTTTTGCAATCATTGAATAAAGTTCATTTATAGATATGTTTGTACCACTCCCTGCATTAAACGCCTCTCCGTATACATCTGATTCAGATGCTTTAATCATTAAATCTACTACATCATCAACATAAATATAATCACGAACTTGAGTACCATCACCTGTTATATTTGGAACTCCACCATTTTTAAGAATATCTATAAATTTTGGAACTGCTGCGGCATAAAAGTTATCCGGTCTTTGTCTTGTGCCATATACATTAAACGGTCTGATAAAGTTAGATTGAACTCCACACAATCTTTCAAATAATTTACAATATTCTTCACCCTGAAGTTTACTCAAAGCATAAGGCGACATAGGATTGGGAATTGCATTTTCATTTGTTGGAAATGATACCTGTTCTCCATATATAGACGAACTAGATACAAATACTAATCTTTTAATCTTATATGTTTTACAATACTGAAGAATCTTAACTGTACCATCAACATTTACATGAGCTGTTTCTTGAGGATGGACTATTGACCATTGAGGTCTTGTAAGTGCAGCTAAATGGAATACTACATCAAGTCCTTCAAATAACTTTCCACAATCTCCAAGTATTGAACCTTCATAAACTTTAAGTCTTGGATCATTTGGTAGATTAGACCATTTACCTTCAGTTAAATCATCAATTACTGTAATTTGATCTCCATGACCTGCTAATACACTAACTTCATCATTTCTTTTTAGTAACGCTTCAACTAAATGACTTCCTATAAATCCACATCCACCTGTAACTAAACATTTCATAGTCTATCTCCCTCCGATCTAATAAACATCCAACACGGATTATCTCTGGCAAACTTAGGATCTGGAATATTATTTTCTAATGCAAACCAAGGTTTAATTTCCTTCCCATACATATATGCCTGAACTACATCTTTTACTTCTACAATATATTTACCTTTAGATCTTTTGTAGTCATGGCCAAATACAATTCCTCCGGGTCTTACTTTCTTTGCCCACTCATAAATATCCATAGCCACATTCTTAAAATCATGAGCGCCATCAATAAATACAAAATCTAATGAGTTATCTGCGAAGTCTTTTATTGCATCCATACTAAACTTCTTAATTAACTCGCAATTATAAGGAGCTAATAATGCTTTTGCTGCTTCATAATATCTGTCAATTCTATCTTTATATTCATTAAATCCTTCATATTGTTGCCACACATCAACCGCATATAACTTTGCTTGGGGATTTTCACGGCATAATATCTCTGAATACCAACCTTGTGCTACACCTATTTCTGCACCAACTTTAAAGTCCATATCGTGAAAGAACTTAGCCATTTCAGTCCGAGTTACATTAGTAACTTTAATAGGGGATTTCTGACTAAGATCTAAATTAAATTTAGTTGTAAATCGTTGTAATGTATTGTTTATTGATGGTTTTATAGAATCATTCATTTCCAAAAATCTTTTAAGTCAATAAAATTAGATAATACGGTTGCCATATTAGTATCACCAGTCCAATCAGATCTATATTTGAAGTGAGGATAAACTTTATTATATTGATACATTTTGTCAAACTTTGGTCCAGAATCATGAATAATTACAAACTTTGCATTATTAGCAAACTTAATAGCTTCTTCGTGTCTACTCCAATCAGGTGTCTGATCTATAAATACAACATCCCACATTCTATCCACAGGGATATCTGCATACTTATCCACAAATTTTAGTTCGTGTGTACCATAATTATATCCATATCTTTTCGTGAAGAAATTAAACCAAGAAGGATAATTTTCGTATGAAACTAACTTTCTATTATCTAGTAAACATCTATAGTGAAGAAACGGAGTTGAGAATACACCTATACCAATTTCTAAAACATCACCTGAAGTTTTCTCTAAAGCCTTCATTAAACAAGGCAAGTGAGTTCCATATCTAGTTGAAACTGTTATAGATACACCCATTTATATAAAATATTATACTCCAATCTGACTTTTTTGTTAATCCCAAAATCTCTTTATAAGATCAGATGCCTTACCATAACCATCTAACGATTCACATTTATCTTCCGGTTTTGGATCTCCATATCTTCTTCTAAATCTCGCAAGTTGTACTCCACCCATTGAATAAGCATTTATAAATATAACCGCTGGAATGGGATTGTTAAAATATACTTTTTTATTTTCCATTCCAAATTGTTCATCACAATATGCAGGTTCGCCCCAAAATGGGGGTATTTTACTTATATTTGGGTACAAATTATATCTAGTAGATAAATTATTAAATAAATGTTTCGTAGTTGATATACATCCCCACATACCTCCTCGTTTACTTATATCTCCAACTCTCCAATAAAAGTCTTTTCCAAGTTGAGCAAACCAATAGTTATTCTCAAATCCAACACAATCTTCCGGGGGTCTAAGGTCAAAATGTTCTTTGGGATAAAGTGTATCGTCTTCAATACAGGCTACATACTTTGTTTTTACTTCCTTGAGTCCTATTAGGATCTGTTTATATTCATTGTATTTAGAAACTCCGATCTCACCAACACAAATATTCTTTCCAAAATCTAATGGTTTTTGAGATACACTTATAATCGGATACTTACATTCTGTAACTAATAGAAGATTTAGACGGATTCTTTCAGCTACCACTTCCGGTATCTGATTAGAAGTATAATAAAGTAATGTTAAGTCGTTTTCCATTTATCCAGTAACTCCTTCCAATTATCAGGCCATGTAGGCATGGGCATAAATTTATTAAGAAACCATTCCATCTTTGGATCTCTCATAAAGTGATTAGCCACAATATTATATGTTCGTTCTTCATTTCTATGTCCCAATGCAAATCCTTTATCTCTTGTATCCTGATGTAGGTGTGCATACCAACATTTTTTATTTACTACTAATCTTCCCCCGGCAAACCAATTACGAAGCCCAAGCCATAACGGTTCTTGGGCATGGCCTAATGGATCTGTAAGTGGGTATCCTCCAAGTTCAAAGAATCTATCTTTAGTCATAAACCACCCAGATCCATGCATTTGTGGAGTATTGTCTATATCATATCTATGATCTACTTCTCTTTCTGCAGTTCTTTGTGGCCAATGCCCTCCGGCTTTAAATCTAAAGCCTCTGGAATCTGTAAATGGACAACTTAAATAGAAGTAATCATAGTGTCTATCATCTTGCCATTCCCATGTTTCACGATTAAGAATATAGAAACGAGGCATGACTATCCAATCATCCTTCATATTTTCCTGAAGTATTTCCGTTATACCTTCGCTAACTGAACAATGGGCATCTAACTTAAATATATATTTTCCAGAAGCTGAAGCCGCCAAAGTATTTATATTTGTTTTAATTCCAACTATATTTGGATACTGAATAATATTTATATTTGACGAATGAGGATAAAGAAAAGCATTATGCGGTCCGTCAAACCCTATGATTATTTCATAGTCGTGAGCATTTTCCCGAATACTATCTAGTGTTTTATATAAATAATCAGATCTTTCATTCCGTGCCGGAATGATAAATGAAGTTTTCATAACGCATTTTTAATTCTATGTACTAACTGAAGATGTTCATCTTCTAATTTACCAAAATCTCTTGGTTCTTCAGAATCAAAAGACTTAAATTTATAAACATCCATGCCTAATATCTTTGCTGCTAAAATTGCATTAACTACATTTTTTGAAGTTCCACTACAAGAAAGAGTTATTAGCATATCTTCTTTATCCGCATAAATAAGTAATTGTTTACTAAAGGTAACATCATAACCAAAATCATTAGCGATCATAGTCATTATTGAAGTATTACTGTTCAAACAAATTGCACTAATTCCTTTTGAAAATAAATCATTTGTTAAATGTTCTGCAGTTGCGGCACTTCCACCATTACCGCATACAAATACAAATCTGGCTTTTGATATTCTTTTGATTAAGTCTTTCATTATGAGTTAAATATTACCTTTGCTCCATCTGGTTCTGGTTCAAATGGCATTTCGGTTAAATCAGATAAGGCATGGCGTATATTATCTTTGTCTTCCGGAGAACAATAGAATAATAAAAATCCTCCCTGACCTGCTCCAAGCAACTTACCACCAATCGCACCAGCTTTAATACCTATTTTATACCATTCATCAATGGCCGGATTAGTAATTGATGCGAGTTGTTTCTTATATTCCCATGTTGTATTAAGTAAATCTCCCATATTTCCATCTTCATTCCAATTCGCTTTATATACCAACTCGCGCATCTCTTTTAAGATCTCTACAGTATTAGGCATATTGTCTTTTTGTACTGATAAAATCTCCGCTGAATCGTGAGTTAAGCCTGTATAAAACATTAAAAGATGTTCCTGTAAGTTTCCTATATGAAGTTTTCTATTAACTACTCCATCTTTGCTAAATTCAAACATTCTAAATCCTCCGTAAGCTGCGATATATTGATCTTGAACTCCGATTGGTTTTCCAAGTATATCTATTTCTATTTGACACGCTTCTTCTGCAAGTTGTCGTGCATTTGTTTCTACACCTTTGTAGGCATATAGGGCTTTTAATACACCTACTGTAACCGCACTAGATGATCCAAGACCTGTTCCTGCTGGAACATCAGATATAGTTACTACTTCTATACCATGATTGATCCCAACACGCTTCATGCACTCACGCACTATATCGTGTTTAAGTGAGTTTGCATTCTTTTTAAGTTCTGCTTTTGTATAAGTAAGTCGTACATTATTATCGAATCGGGGTATAACTATTACATAAATATATTTCTTAATAGCTGTTGAAAGAACTGCACCACCATATTTAGTATAGAACTCTATAAAATCAGTTCCACCACCTAAAAAAGAAACTCTCAAAGGTATTTTTACGATAATCATTTTTTCCTTAATTTATCTCTTAATGCCGTAGATGACCATGTATGATCTCGCTTTATATAGAAAATAGGTATACATTTTTCACCAATTATAAATTTAGGATTAACTGTATATCCTTCATCTAAAAATCTAACATCTGCACGAATAGTTTTTAATAAATTTAATAAATCTGCATCTGTTTCATATGGAATTATCTGATCTACATATTTACATGCATTCAAACGGATATATCTTTCAAAAATACTCTCTATAGGTTTATGTTTATTAGGTCTATCTAAATTAGGGTCTACTTGTAATCCAACTATTAAATGATCGCAGTTGTCTTTACAATCTCTTAATGCCACCAAATGCCCCGGATGAAGTAAATCAAAAGCTCCACAAATAAAACCTATTGTCATATGGGTGATACCCACAAACTACGATCTTCTGGCCAAGTGGGTACGGGCCAGAATTTTTCTACCAGCCAACTAATAGGATGTTTCATTCCTGGTTCTTCATTATTCATCCAATGTTTTGCAGACCAATTATGTGAAGTAACTGTATGAATATCCTCGTGATACATACGGCCATATTGTCTTCCTTTGTGTAGATGGGCATACCAAGTCTTTTTATTAACTACTGTCTTTCCATCTGTAAGCCAATATTTAAGTCCTATTTCTTGTGGTTCTTGGGCAAATGTAGAATATGTTTCAAGCCTGTCATCAAGCATACCAACTCTTTTAAGGTAATAATTACGATTAGCAAACCAACAACTACCCTGAAAACTCATTGTATTGTCTATATCAAACTTTGGATCACTTCTTTCAATATCGTGCTCTCTCCATTCAACTCCATGCATACCCCAGTCATGTTCTTTACCTTGTCTAGGGAAACATAAATAATGATAATCTCTTGTAGGTCTTGTATGATTTATCTCCCATTTTTCTGCATCAAGTGAATAACGCCTTGGAATAACAAGATAATTGTCTTCCATATTCTCAATTATCTTTTTGGCATAACCGTCATCAAACATACAATGGTCATCAACCTTCATAATGTATTTACCTCTAGCGAGTGATACACCTACATTTACTCCATAACGAAGTCCTTTGGGACTAGATGGATGAACATATGTAATTCTTTTGTCTGTTAAAAGAGGATCTGGCCACTTCTCATCTACATTAACAATCACCTCCGTATCAACACCAGATTTGTCGAGTACATCTTGAATAGTTTTATTGATAAAAGGGGAGTTACGGTGGGGAATAATAACACTTAAATCCATGTCATTATTTTACTTCAAAATAACAATTCCGTCAATTTAGCTTCCAGTAAGTTTTTTCACCTTCTTTATCATCAACAATAGCAAATTTATCTTTAGTTAAGGGTATCAACTTCATGGATCTAGTTTGTCAAAAAATAACTAACAGATCAACTAGGTGAAGCTGAAGGAGAACTAGATGGCGAAAGTGAAGCCGAAGGGCTTACTGATGCCGAAGGAGAAATAGACCTTGATACAGATGCAGATGGAGAAGCAGAACCTGACGGGCTTATGGATGCTGATGGGCTTATAGATGCAGATGGTGATACTGACGGTGATACAGATGCAGAAGGCGACACAGATGCAGATGGGCTCAAGGATGCACTAGGTGATACTGATGTACTTGGACTTATAGAAGGACTGACTGATGTACTTGGTGATACAGATGCAGATGGTGATACTGACGGTGAAACCGACTTTGAAACTGATGGCGATATTGACGCTGATTGACTCTGTGATGCTGATACAGAAGTAGATGGCGAGATAGATGCAGATGGTGAGATAGATCTACTAACTGAACCTGATGGACTAGCTGAACCAGATGGCGACTGTGATGCCGATCCTGATTTAGATGAAGATGGGGAAATAGATGCAGATGGACTCGTACTTCTACTAGCTGAACCAGAAGGTGAAAGAGATGGACTAACTGACGCTGATGGTGAAATAGAACCTGATGGGCTTATAGAAGAGGATACAGATGGCGACACAGATGCAGACGGTGATACTGATGGTGATTCTGATGCAACTGAACCTGAATCAGTTGACACTTTGTCCCATGTAGCTGATGTTGCACTACCTGTATTTATATAATTAACTCTCCCGTTTGTTTTTAATTGAATAAATGTAGCACCTCTTACAAATCCGGGATATCCAGTAGGAAGTGTTACACCTGCTGCTGAATAAATAAGCGTTGTACCTGATGGAAGAAAACCAGTTGTAGCATTAGTATCTGCAAATGATGGTCCTTGACTAAGAATCATATTGGTTAAGAAAGGTTTTCTAGCTAACATGAAGGCTGTTTCTGAAGCTGTCCATTGAGTCGTAGC